ACCATGTCGGTTGTAAATTGCGTCGGGGGGGTTAATGGCGATCTTCCGACAGAGATGAATTTATCGGATTGCGATGAAATCGTCTCGGTTCTACAGCAAAATGATGGCGAGTACATCATGGTAAAAATACCCGGTGAAAATAAGTATTCAACAAGCCCGGTCGGTGATGCGTATATGACTATGTGCACCGCTAGGATGATTCCAGTATTAAATAACATTACTGGATTTATCCGCAAGCAATTCTACCCAAACGTGTCAGAAACCCTAAGCTCGGAATGGGGCGCGATTAACAACTTGCGTTTCTTTATCTCAAGCCAGGGATCTGTCTCTGTTGGAGCAAGCTTGCTTGGGAATGATGTAGCCAATTGTTTTGTATCCGCTAAAGAAGGGTTCAAAGTGGTTTGGCAGGCGGGGGGTAAAATGAAATTTATTTACATCCCGCCTGGGTACAATAACGACCCAGTCATAGACGAAAATGTGACTGTAAAATCTCAGGTGATTGACTTGGAAACCTACGATTACGCTTTAGCAGCGTAGTTATGGCAACAGGGCGCAAGGAAATTATGTTGAATAGTAAATATCCCACAGTATATAATAACTCCGAAAAGGAGGCATTATGGAAGCAAGGATATGTACTGTTTGCAAGGTTGAAAAACCATATGATTGTTTTTACAAAAGCAAGAAAGGAAAAAATGGATACGCTGAGCAATGTAAAGATTGTCGCCGTATCAAAGGACGTGAATATTACAAGAAACGTCCTGAAATCTGTCTTGCAAAGCATGAAAGATGGGCTAAACGCAATCCTGAAAAAGTCTTGGCAAATCAAAGAGCTTATTATCACAGGAACAAAGAACAAGTTCTTGCGAAGCTTAAAGAGTCAAGAAAAAAGAATGGATATGCAAATACAAAAGCCTATCGGAAAAGGCATCCAAAGAAAATTGATTGCCACAGATTTGTCAGTCTCGCTGTTAAACTCGGCCAGATTGTCAAACCAGATCATTGCGAAAGATGTAAAAACAATTGTACGCCACACGCTCATCATCATGATTATGACAAGCCTTTGGAAATCGTTTGGCTATGTCGAAGATGTCATGGAGAAGAGCATAGAACAGAATTTTCAGCGTGAGAGACTAAGTCCTGAGACCTCGAAAGAGGATGCGATAGTCCAAACTACAGAGGAAACCTGTAGAGAAGAATCCGAAGCGGTTCTTCCGCCAAGAAATTGGTCAGTAATCCAGCCGTGGATGAAAGTAATAGAATGGTTAAGGCATACGGCTGGTTGTTCTTTCTATCAAGGCCAAGCGATCACCAATGATCTTTGGCTACAGAATCTAAGATCAACCGGAATATAAGGGGGTAAAAAATGACTTTTAATAATAGATATTCGGGATCGTTCACATCTACGGCGACCCCGGACAGACATGATGTCACTTTGCCCCAAGGACAGCCCGACGAATTTTTTATAAAAAATCGTACAAAATGGGGAAATGATGCTTCCGTAACAGCTGTAAGAGCTTCCTGGTTCAAAGGAATGGCTGCCGGAGCCGCAGAAACGGAAGATCAGGCAGTAACATCGGGGATTTTATCAACAAATATCGTGACGGCAAATGGCTTCACGTTTATTGATACTGCTAATCCCCCTGTTTTTACAGCAAATGCGCTTGACGATATCACAAAAGCCGATCCGGCTGTTGCTGATGTCACTTCAAGCACAGGGTCTATATCTGTTGGCGATGTTGTAAGAATTATCAATCCAACCGGGATGCTTCAAGTCGGTGGATACGAATTTTCCGTAACTGCCGTTTCTTCTGATAGTAGCGTAACGCTTAACTTCGATTCATCGAATGAAGCCGCTGCCGCTACTGGCGGAAGCATACAATTAATAATGCCGAGCAGGTTTTATCCGAGATGGCGTTATATCGTGCCGATAGCGGGTCTAGAAGGTATCGACCAAGCTAGTCAGTGTATCGTGTGCACGTCTGTTTATCACGATTTTTCGGTCGGGGAGCGTGTGTCTTTCCGCGTTTCTTCGGCTTTCGGAATGTCTGAGATCAACAATCGTTCAGGGATTGTCCAGTCTATCGGAAACGCCAGCGGATCGGCTTATAGCACGGCTTTGGCATCGAATTACAATGCATTGCAAATAGATCTTGATACATCGGGATTTACTGCATTTGCATTGCCCGCCTCGGCTGTAGCTGTTGCGGGTGTAAGCCCGGCAATTATATTGCCAGCAGGAGTAGGGCCTTATCCGAATGCTGCCGACCCCTACGTGCCGACAACGGCTGCGTTTGACAACAGAAATAAATATATTATGCGGATCGGTACGAATGTAATTACCGCTGCCTCGTCTATATACGATTGGGTTGCGTATTACAGCACCGAGCATACAGCAGAATAGAAAACGGGAGGGGTTGCCCTCCCTTTTTTTGATTTGAAATTCAAAAAATTATTATGAGGTTCCAATGAAAATCATTGAGGTAAACAAAAAAATAACAAAGACGGCGAATTCACAACACGTTGAAGAGCGGATAAAGAAGGAAAAAAAAGAATATTACAGACCTATGAAGGGGCGTTTTGAATTCTTAGACGCTCAGGGCGGTTGGGTTGATTTCACCGACAGGCCTTTCCCCAACGAGCCGATCATGCAATATCATATAGACCATGGGGAAATTTGCGAATTGCCCGCAGGCCTTGTAAAAAGACTGAATAACACAAAAAAAATCGTTCGTGGATACGACATGAATTGCGAAGATCCGAATAAACAATATGGAAGAATTCCACCTGTTGTCGACAAAATATCAAGAGTAAATTTTATTCCTACAGAGTTTCTTTATCAAGAAGCAAATCAGGAAGCTAAATAGCCGGGGGTGTCGAATGCCTTTGAAAAAAGGGAAATCAAGAAAAACAATCAGCAGCAATATAAAGACTGAAATGCATGCGGGAAAACCGCAAAAACAAGCTGTCGCTATCGCTCTTAGCGAAGCAAGGAGAGGGAAAAAAAGATGAAGAAAAAAGGTCATGATTCAGCAGTGAGAAAGCATCTTCGAGCTGATATGAAAACATTTGATAAAGAAAAAAATGACGACAAAAAACTTCTTAAAAAACTTAAAAGAAAATAATGGCTATAGCAACCCTTCAGTCAATTATAAACAAAATCAGAAAGCTGAGTTCAAGTCCTGACTCGATACAGCTTTCTGATTCTGATATCGTCGATTATATAAATTCTTTTTATCTTTATGACTTCCCGGCCGAATTCCGCGCTTGGGATCTTAAAGACATGTACACGTTCAACACGATAAAAGGTATTGACACATACCCTTTTGATAAAGATCACTGGACTACTCTTGAAAACCCATCTTATGTAGCAAAACGGCAAGTGCAGCTTTATTACGATGTGACGAACTTTTATTTCTTTCAGTTTAATTCGTCAAACCATTGGCAGACTGTAGACACGATCGATTACGGAGACGGCACTATAGGCCCATATTCGGGAACTTTACAGAAAAGTCCGATAATAAGAAGTATTAATAACAATCCGATAGCAAGCACGCAAACGTCAAACACAGCTTCTTTTCCATCTGGATTTCCTCCCGTATTCCCTGGATCTAATATTTCTAGAATCCAAAATTTACTGATAACAGCTAGCAACGCAAACGGGTCGACGCAAAACGCTACGGATGATGGTGCAGGGAATATAATCGGAGATGCTTCAGGAACTATTGATTACGATACGGGGGTTGTTTCAAATCTAATCTTTAACTCCGCCGTTTCCGACGGAATAGAGATAAAGGCTTTATATAGTCCGGTCGTTTTAAGACAGCCTTTGGCGATATTATTTTTCCAAAACCAACTCGTTGTAAGGCCAGTGCCCGACATGGGATATACGGTAGAGATCACAGGGTATAGATTGCCTTCTTCATTACTGCTGCAAACAACTTCTGAAACGTCTTTTGGTCTTGACGGACGTCCAGAAACGCAAGAATGGTGGGAGACGATAGCCGTCGGAGCATCAAAAAAAATATATGAAGACCGACTCGATATGGATGGCGTGCAAATGATGGATAAGATGCTGCAAGAGCGATACAACGCGAATTACACGCGCACATACGCAAACATGAGCAAACGCCGTGCGATAACGATATATGCCGATCAATACGACTTCACTAATGGATCAAATAATTTCGGCGTAGGAAATTTTTAGCGAGGTTTAGATATGTCTTATACTCCTAATGTTCCGCAAATCGGACAATCACTTGACGGAACGCGGGACTTGATAAGAGGAAATTTTCAGGTCATCAATACAACGCAATCTGTCAATCATGTCGCGTTTAACGATACCGGCGCCGGAAAGCATAAGTTCTTGCAACTTCCGGTAGGAAGCGTTCCGACAACTGCAGTTGATGAAATGGGAATATATCCGGATAACACGAAAACATTTGTGGGGGCAGCGACAAAAAGCTCTGTTTTAATGCTGGATGCAGACAGTGGAAGCGCGTCTTATTCTTCTCTCCTTATCCCTGTAAGGGCTGCTGTTAAGTTTTCTGTATCCGCGGGCGGTACTATCACCTCGCCGTTAGATTATATGTTTAATATATCAAGCGTTGCTGTAGTTCCAACTTCTAGTTATACAATTAATTTCACAAATAATCTTCCAAACACAAACTATATAGTTTCAATAACTGCCGTAGGGAATTCGTTAACAACATCATCAAATGTTTTAGTTTATGAATTGAATGTATCTTATATAAAAATAAAATGCGTTATAAATAACCGTACATTTCCATTTTCTGTAATGGTCCAGGTATCGGGAGGATAATGCAACCGCTTTATATACTTCCATCTGACAAGGGCCTAGTAAGCAACAAAAAGCCGTTTCGGTTAATAGAAAATGCCTTCCAGCGTCTTGAGAATGCATATTGTTTTCGAGAGCGCATATTGAAACGGGAGGGATTAAGACTAATCGGCCGTCTCAGGCGTTCTTTAACATTACAGGCTATTGCCGATATCTCTTCTCCCGGAGCCGGAACGGTCGTTATAAATTTATTCGATTCAATGTCGTTGTCTGCAACAGAGCCGAATGCATCTTTAGAACCCGGCAGTACAACAGCTATTACAATAGCCATAGGAGCTCCGATTTCTCAAACTCTAATGGATTCTTCCGGAACGGGCATAATGACTATAACACCGGCCGGTCTTATTACTCAAGCTAATATAAATTACTCCACGGGTGATTTGACTCTTGTTTTTTCGGGCGCTGCTGCCGCTTCTACTGCTACATTTACAGGCGCTTATTATCCGACCCTTCCGGTGATGGGAATAAGTAAATTTGATACTGCGAACGTAAACGAAGAGACAAGCGTATATTTCGATACGAAATATTCTTATTCATTTAGTGGAATTAACTTTACTCAATTTGGCTCTGTGGAGTGGACGGGTTCGGATTCTCAGTTTTTCTGGTGCGCAAACTATAGAGGATCACAACCTTATGACAGATTATTTTTTGCGACGAATTTTAATACAAATGATCCGATTAGATATTACGATTCATCTTGGCATGATTTCTCACCATCGCTAGACAACAACGCAAAACCGGTTCTTCTTCAGCAATGCAAAATAATAGTTCCGTATTATGGCCGGCTTCTTGCGTTGAATACATACGAAGGAAAATCGGGAGATTCTCCAAACAATTATTTTAATAGATGCAGATTCTCTCAAATCGGAAGCCCTATTCAATCAGACGCCTGGCAATCTAATGTTTTCGGGAAAGGCGGATTCATAGACGCACCAGTCAATCAAGAGATTGTATCGGCTATTTTTTACAAAAACGTTCTTGTCGTATTCTTCGAGCAAACAACCTGGCAATTGAGATATGTTGGTGAATATGGCCTTCCTTTTATTTGGGAGCGCATCTCAAGCGATTTCGGTTCTGAAAGCACGTTTTCTTCGATTCTTTTTGATAAGGGTGTTTTCACTGTAGGCGACAAAGCAATCATTGCGACAGATTCTAATTTTTGCGACCGCATCGACCTAGATATCCCTAGCTTTGTGTTCGAATTTAACAATACGAACAACGGGCCAGCCCGAGTCATAGGAATGAAAGATTATTTTAAAGAACTTGTTTACTGGTGTTATAGCAAATCCGAGCAAAATTCTTATTTTCCAGACTATCTTCTTGTTTACAACTACAGAAACAACACTTGGGCGAATTTCCGCACGAATTGCACGTTTTTGGGAACACAGCGAGTCATAGGAAATCTTGAAATCACATGGGATAGAGACGACATTTTCTGGGATGATGACACCGTTTTTTGGGATGACGTAGCGCACGCGGAAAACTTCCCCGATATTGTCTTAGGAAACCAAAACGGCTATGTTTTAAGTATGCAAGATGTGGGCCAGGATGATATCTCATTGAAAATATCTGATATCGTTTTGACGGGAACGCCCATTCAAATAACAATAGTTGATAATAATTTATACGTAGATGAGATCGTATACATAAAAAATATGGTATTTCTTGATGCTTCTATGACTTCT